GTTGTTGGATTGTTGAGATTTATTAATTTTACGAAAAGGTTTATTGAATAAAACAAAAGTAAGTGCATCTAACATAGTAGACTTACCAGCACCATTTGTACCAATAATAACTGTATTTGATTTTTTATTTAAGTCAATCTCAGTCCACTGATTACCAGTAGACAACAAATTACGCCATTTTATCTTTTTGAAACAAATCATTCTTTGGTGGAACCACGATATCGTCTGGTCTAATTATATTATACATGTAATCGTGCATTTCGCAAGCTCTCATTGCCACAAAATCATCAACTTCTATCACACTCATTTCTGGATAATCATCTTCAACTGATATTAAGTCAGCATATCTATCTGCATCATCCTCCTCTTCAAACATCAAAAGGACTTTATCTCCATCATCATTCTCGATGGAGAAAGCACCGTCCTCTTCAAATCCTTTAACCGCTAAGATAAACATTACTCAACCTCACAGGCCTCCTTATAAACGTCTTGAAGTATTTCTGTAATCACAGATTTATCTAAGTCAACTTCAGACTCCTGTATATATCTATTTAATAAAGATATTGTATCTTCAGATTCATCTGCTTCAAACTCCTCTCCCTCTGTAAAATCAAAGTTCTCAACAATCTTAAGTTCTGCTAGATTTGATGAGTAAAGTTTATCAATATACTTTTCAAATTGTTTTGGATCTGACTTTTTACGAACAATAACCTTAAGTATTTTTTGATCATACTTTGTAATATCTAACATCTGATGTGGTGTATCTTCATAATATAAATTATGAAAAAGTTGATATGGATTATTAACTGGTGTATGTTCTAGAGTATCAGTATCAAACAGATGAAATCCACGATTACGATCATTGACATCATTCCAATACATTTCATATGGATTACCTAAGTAAAAGATATTATCTTTATTTGATCTCATATGATAATGTCCAGAATAAACTTTATCAAACTTATCAAAGATATTTGAATCCATTCCGTGTTCCATAAAATGGCCACGAGTTGCCATAAAACCATTTAATTCAAGATGACCCATTACACATGGGGAATCACTTTCTTCTATCAACTCAAATGATTTTTCTTGATTCTCAGGATTAATCCAAGGTACAAACAAAAATTTTGTTTTATCTATTCTAACTTCCTCAGCTTCTGGATATATTTTTACGTTATCATATTCTCTTAGAAAAAGACCGACACCTGTTAAATCATTTGTATTCTTATAGTAAGCAGTGTGATTACCTATGATTGTATGAACAGTAATTCCTAACTCTGCTAATCTATCATAGTAGTAATTCTTTGCCCATTCTAATGACACAAAATCTACACCTTTACGACTATCAAATGTATCTCCCATGTCAACGATAGTCGTGATGCCTTCTTTAATTAAAGTAGGAAAGAATATATCTTCGTAAAATTTTAAAAAGTAATCATGAAATAATTTTGAATTTTTTCTCGCACCAAAATGTTGGTCTGTAATAATAGCAATCTTCACTGATAATTCATCCTTGTTTGCACTGAGTCTTTAATTTGATTATAATCAGAACTAGTGCCTGTCATGTCACCATCAACAGTAAAGACTTCTTCATAACCAGATCTTTCAATAATTTTAGTTTTAATTTCCAATTGTTTCTTTTCCTTTTGTATTCTACGAAGGAAAGCATAATGTATAATCTGTGTAAAGTAAGCAAATGGATTCTTAGATTTTTCTGGATTAAAATTATTAATATACTGAACACAGTTCTCAATACCATCACAAACCATATCATCTTTAAACATATAGTTTACAAAGTTAGGTTTGAAGGATAAGTGAGTTGCAATCTTGAGAAAACACTCTCCAAGATAATTTGTGATACGAGGTTTTGCTTCACCTCTCTCTGCAGCCAAGGCGACCTTCTCTTTGTATTCGACGATAGCGGCGAGGAACTCTTTGTTGTTTACATAGTGTTCCGATCTTTTTCTTGCCATGAAGTGTTTTGATAGTGTTCATTCATAACATTATTATACACTATAATCAAACGCTTGACAATACCCTAAAAAACATGTACAATAACTCTGTAAGGGTTCAAAGGAAGGGATTAGCTATTCTTAAAGATATTCTCTAGGCTCTTACGAGCATCTTTAACATTAGATATGTAACCCATTTCTTTTGTCATCTTTGGGTTTGGTTTTTCCATAGGAGGTTCAGTTTCATAATATGCTTTTACAAATCTATTATATGCTTTAATTACATCTTTATCAGAAACCTCACATGTAGTGATAACGTTACTCATCTTCACTATATATGTCTGTTCTCGACCTGTTTTTATCCAAGGTTCAATTTTGATAACGCTGACTCCTGGCTTTCTTGTAAAACTTGAGTGACCGACCATCGCAGGGCAATCCAAAGCTATAACATCAAGTTCTGGTGAAGGTTCAATTTTTGCAATAATTTCTTCACCTGTTTTTAATTTTACAACTGCTAAAAATTTATCTGACATTTTTTTAAAGGTATTGTAAGCATTTCATAATTAAAGTTTTCTTCGTTATAAATCTTAACTCTCTCCATCATATGATTTAAGGTATAGTTTTTAGAGGATCCGTATGTAATATCATCGGCAATATCAAATAGAGTTGCCTTTATTTTGTTGTCTCCTTTTCTTAAAACTCGACCTATGCTTTGTAAGTTTCGTATTTTTGATTTGTTTGGTGATGCGAATATGACGTTGTGAAGATTCTTAATGTTAATTCCTGTTGAGAAGGTGCCGTATGAGGCAATAATAATTGCATTGTCTTCTTTTTCTGTGATTGTACGAACTTCTTCCCTATCCTCAGTATCAACGCCTCCGTGAACAAAGAAACACTTTCTGTTTTCTTCCTTACTCTTATTTATGAGATCAAATAAAGGAAGTCCATGTGTCTCAACTCTTGTATATAATATGAGTGTATTACCTTTTTGATCAAGAGTGAGATTCTTAATAAAGTTATTTCTCTGTGTATGTGTGATTAGATATTGTATTTCATCCTCATAATTTTCAAATTTTCTTGCTGGATGTTTGAGTGTTAGAACTTTGATATTTAATTTTGATAAGTATCCCTTCTTCATCAATTCATCTGTACGAATAATCTTGTATGTTGGGCCAAATAGTCCTTCTAACACCCATTTGTGTGTTTGTGTTCCATCAAGTGTTCCAGTAAAACCGTATCGATATTTGCAATCAAGCATCTTTGTCATGATACTGACGAGAGATTTTGATTTAAATAAATGCGCTTCATCGCCAATCACTACATCAAAGTTATTAAAATACTTTCGATCCAGTTTATAGATTGACTGCCATGTAGTAATCGTAACATCATAATCGCTTGTCTTATCTCTTCCAGCATAGACACGATGACAATATTTCTCAACATCCCAACCATAATCTTCAAAATCTTTATACATTTGTTCAACAAGAGATGTAGTTGGAACTACAATTAGGACTCTACGGTTATGCGAGCTCGCATGATATCTTGTGATGGCATAGATCATTAATGACTTACCCGATGCAGTTGGTGATAATAATAACTTACGATTATGTCTGAGTGCATCATGAATACCCATAATCTGATATGGTCTGGGTTTATGTTTGGATATACTTTTTACATAATCAGTCACACCCTCTGGCGATATCATTTCATTCTCTTCAAGTGGCAAACCATAAAATTTACTACCTTCAAACTCATAGGTATATCCTTTTCGATTGCAAAATGATATGACTCGATCTACAAGACCAGTATATATTTCATTCTTTCTCATATCATAAAGTCTTATCTTTCCATCCCAATACTTATTACGATACTGCGGCATAAACTTGGCGCCAGGAACTTCAAATGTAAAATGATCTGAAAGTTCATGATACACATATTGTTCCGATTCTATCGTAACAAATACTTCATTTTTCTTTTTGATAATTAAGTGGGTCATGTAAATCCAGCTTGGAATTTATGCCATTCAATTGAATTTTTAATTTGATATGTGCGATTCGATATCTGTTTAAGAATACTCTCTGTATAATTTATCATCACATCATAGTATTCAACTTTTAAATTAGCGTCTGATACTCGATCATCAGCATCCATATATCTAATGAGTGCGTCTTTATCTCTAACTTTCTTTGGAAATGGTTCTTTTTCATACACCTCTGGATCTGCCTTTCCAGAGTAGTATTCATATCTTTCATGACGAACACTCTTTTGTATCTTCTGAGCTTTTGTTCGTAATAAAATTAAATTGTTTAATATTTCGTGATATTTGGAATGCAGTTGAGGAACCTTAATTGATTCTTCATGCATATTATCAATATCAATTTTACAGTCCTCTTGCCACATGGACTGAATCTTATCAAGATTTATCATGTAAAATTATTTTTTAAAGTAGTTGTCGATTCGATTACCGTTTGGATCGGTTATATTGTAAATAGTGTATTTGAATGTTACCTCTGCTGTGAAGTAATTATAATCACGAGTTGTGACATCAAAATCTAAAGTTGAAAGTGAAACTGGAAATGCATCTTTAAAGTTAATCAGAACACTTGGTTTATAGTTACTGTTTAAAACTTGTAACGTTGCATCTGAATATTGAAAATAAAGAGGATCCGCAGAATCATTAACTCTTCTATCAGTTCTTTTATCATCTGTTTTAAGTTGACGATATTGTCCAATAGACTCAGGATATCCAAGACCTGTTATCCATTTGTGAATTGCAAGATAGTTTTCCATCTTTTCATCCACTAGAAAACGAACGTTTAAATCATCATACAGAACTTTATCTCCAGGCACAGGAATATCCTTCAAATAAGATGGTTGAATTGCAGTTCCCATGCTTATTTGAGGTATGTTCGCAGATTGGCAAAGAAAATCAACCTTTGGAGTTTTAGTTAAAATCAACTTAAAACCAAGAGGAGACATATAGTTCCTGTTGGCTATTTGTTTGTCAAAGGGTGATACTGAATCAGTCATTTACTTTTTTGCAATTTTTTGATTCTTTTAACATAAAGAATCTCAGCTGGTGAGTATAAAATTGGATTTTTCTTTGATCTTTTGATAATAAGTTTTGCAGCTTCTTTATCGTCCATGTTACTATTTAGACACAAAAAAAGAGACCCTTTCGGGTCTCCTTAAAAAATATGCAATATGACTTACATAAGGTTTGTAACAGATACTCTTCTGTAGTAGCGGTTAGCGTTAACAGTAAGTGTTCCTGATCCCTGTGTTGTACCTTGTGAGAATGGGTTCTCAACCATTCCGTAACGAGTCTTAAAGCCAATTTTTGGTTGGAATGTATCCTGACCAACGGCTCTAACCATCTGTAGTGGAACGTAAGGACAATAGAATAGACCAGCATCGTAAGGTGAAGTACCTTTGTAACCGATAACATAGTACTGAGTTGCAGCACTGTTTGCAGCGAATGGGTCGATGTACACTCTGTACTTACCGTTGATAACACCAGCAAATGTATTACCTGTGTCGTCTACGTTTAAGTTAACATTAAGTGCAGGGGTGTAATCTAGAACACCAGCCATTGTGAGTGCAGAAGCAACGTCTGCGGAGCAAAGGATCATGTTGCCCTTTCCACGACGAGTTCTTTGTGCGATAGCGTTAGCATCTCTTTCCATCTGGAAGATAAGACCCTTAAACTTCTCAACACTCCATCTTCCGTTGGAGTCTGTGTCTAAGTCGAATGTTCCACCAGAAGCAACGTTTGCTTGAGCACCTGGTTCAGCAACGTTATAGATTGTTCTGATAACTTCTCTGTTGATTTCAGCAAGAATCTCAGTTGAAAGAATATTTGCTAACTCAGCCTCAGCGTTCAATCCGTGGATTGCTTTAAGGTCTTGAGCAAGTTCTAAACTGTACTCTGCTTTTAGAGCTCTTGACTTCGCTGTAACGGTCACTTTCTCGATTGAGAATGCCATTTCGTTGAAGTTGTCACCAGATGTACCTAGATCTTCAGCAGAGTCTGTTCTCATACCCTGACCAACGTTGTAGTCAGTAGCATTTGTTTGAGCAGCAGTGCCAGAAAGTAATCCTGGATTTGAACCACTCTGAGCAGTTGTACCTAAACCAACGTTAGATGCACCAGTAGCAGTGAAACCTGCTGTGCTGTCAAATCCTTCATTCTGACCTGAGAATGCTGAATCTGGTTCGTTGAATAGTGCTTCTGTACCAGACTGGTTGTTGAATCTGGATCTCATTGCGAAGATAAGTCCAGTAGGACCATTCATTGGTTGTACACCAGCTAAATCGTATGCCACCAAGTTAGGCATTGAACGACGAATTAAACTGATAAGTACTGGGTCGAAACCTGCAACAGGACCTGCAGCAGTAGCACCAGCAGAGAAACCTGCTGCGGAGCTAGATGACTGAGTGTTTACTGTTGGCTGTTCTGAAAGGAAAGATGCTTCCTCTCTTAATTCTTTTTCTTGGTTTTCTAACAGGATAGCGGTTGTAGCTCTTCTATGAGCGTCTTTGATTGGATCAACTCCATCATAGTCGAGGATAGGTGCCCACTTTTCCTGCAAATGTTCTGTGTTATACATTTGCATTTTGAAATTTACCTCTTACGGTTTATTGTTTGAATAAAATTAAATTCACTTTTTGGCAGCTCTGGATAGAACATCCAAATAGGCTTGCATTCTAGGAGTAGTCTCTTCTGAGATTACTTCATCTGTTGAAACCTCTTCTGATAGGTTCTCAGAGGTGCTCTTTGGAGCACTAGTTTTTGTTGGGAAATAAGATTCCTTTAAAGTAACTAGTTTCTCACGATAGTCTGTCTCACTTTCAAACTCAACATTTTCGGCAAGAGTAGCGAGTTTTTCCTTCTGAGTGTCTGCAAGACCTTCAGATACAGCAGTAAAAATACCGTCTGCATTGGATTCTGCCAATCTACGATTTAGAGCAACGTTACGATCTATTTGCTCATTGAGTTTTGATTCCATTTCATCAAGTTTATCTACCATGCTATTGAGTACATCGTATTTTTCTTCAGGGATAGTTACATAATGTTCTTCAAATAGTGACTTCATACCTTCTAAGAAGGATTCAGTCATTTCTGTTTTGAGTCCTGCTTCAACTTGGAGTTTATTCTCATCCATCCACTCATCAGCAACATACTCAAGGTATCCATCAACTCTTTCAGTTAATCCTTCCTTGATTTTGTCTAACTCTTCAACGAGTGCAGTTGCATAAGACTCTTGTAATTCTTCTTTGATTTCTGCAACTTTAGTTTTGATTGCAGCTTCAAAAATTGTCTTTGCTTTATTTTGGAACTCTTCGGAAAGTTCTTCACCTTCAAGAAGTGCTGCAACGTCTGCTTCGACATCATAGGTCTCTTCTTCTTCGATGACTTCTTCCTCAGAAGTTTCTTCCTCGGCAACAACTTCTGTTGATTCCTCTTCAGTAGTTGCTTCCTCTTCAGCGACTACCTCATCAGTAGTTGCTTCTTCTTCCTCGATAACTTCATCCTCTGTCTCTGCTTCTTCTGCTTTCATAGCTTTAGCATTGACTACATCTTTCACTTGTGCAAGTGTTGATGCTGGATCTTTCAGCTTTGCTGAATCGTCATCAGGCTTATAGTTTTCTGGTGTAGGACCACCAAGATCCTCTACTGGGATGCCTGATGAGGGCATAGGATCAGCTTTTGCTGCACCTTTGGTGACTACATTTTCTTCGATGTTTTCCATTTAGTGTAAAAAGTTACCGTGGATTTATTGAAATTCGTAAGAATCTATACTTATTTATAGATCTTTTACATTTAGAGGTTATTTAGAAAATCTTGGAACAGACTTAACTTCTTTTCCTCTAATCTTTGTTGTGTGACAAGTGTATTAATACGCTTCTCAGTTTTTTCTGCGAGTTGTTCTCGGAGTGAACCTCCTTCCCAAACCCACTCTTTTCCTTCCATTATTCCATTCACAAAAGCGTCAGGTGCGGAAGGGTCTGCCACTATATCGGCAGCGGTTGCTAATTGAAAATCTTCTCCAACCATTTTACAACCATTACTACTCTCTCTTAGTGATCCAACACCACGAGAAGATACTCCAAGTTTGACTCCTTCACCTATTAAAGATGATGCAATCTTACCCATCGGAGTTGAAAGTAGTTGTGCTTTACCTCTAAAATTATTTCCTTCTCTTACGAGCGAGGTAATTTTGTGGGATACACGATCAAGATTTACAGTTGGTCCTTCGGGGTGTCCGAGTTCTCCAAGTGCTCTTCCTTGACTCACAAAAGTTTTATTGTATCGGTTGACTTCGTTTTCAAGAATGTCAACAGGATACATTCTCCCATTGCGATTTTTAATACCACCTTGCAGAAATACACCTTCGATATAGAGTTTTTTACCCTTTCCTTTTCCTTCAGTGATAAATTTTACTTGTGAGACTTCTTCTGTGATTAGTTTCATGGTTCTTAATTAACTAATTGTATAACCGACTTTTGCACCTAAAACTGCAGCATTCGCAGCAAAGATTGCTTCAGTTGATTTTTTTTCTACTACTTCAACAGCATTACCTGGTAAGGTAAAAGTTCCGATAGTTGTAGATCCTCCAACCTCATCAATAACAGTTACTAATCTAGCAGTTCCACTGTTATTAACAAGACGGACTGCTGTTGCACTACCAAAGGTAGATGCACCTGCAGCGTTTGTGCCACATGCAGCTTCAGTACCTTTAATTAATGTGATCATTATTCGTCCTCTTCAGTTGGTTGTCCCTCAT